TTGATCGCGGGCAACGGTGGAGCGAGGGCGGTGAGCCTGGAACGCGCCCCGTCCTGAATCCATCACAGCCCCTGTATGCCTCCGACCTCTCGCCCGCTGTGTCGTATGCCTACCTGTTCGATAACATCATCCGCGAGGCAGGTTTCGATTGGGAAGGATACGATGGGTCAACGGCACTCGCTGACCGACTCACATTGTATTATATGCCATTCGTCATTGATCGCTTCGTGCAGGTGGATGGACTGGCGCAGGATGAAGCATTTGAACTTGGGCTGTCGGCAAATGCCACGAACATCGACCAAGACCTTTACCTGCCATCCTTCACTGAGGTGTACGATAACGGCTCGAACGTGAGCGCGTCAGTGTTCACCGCGCCATACACAGGCTTCTTTCAATTCAAGGCATGGGCGAAGATGACGCGAGACATCATCGGTAGTCAGGTGTCGTGGAGGATTCAGTTTCTGCGCAATAACCTCGTGAACACGCAATCCGGAAACCTCACGTTTCAATCCGGACAGGCGACAATGTACGGGGTGCATCAACCCGATCCGTTCTTCCTCAATCAGGGCGACACGGTGCAGATGCGTATCTCGCGGTGGTTCTCAGACTTTGAGTATGATCTTCTCGGCGATGCCAACTACGACCCCGCCAACGGCACGGGATGGGCATTGATTGGCGCGTCCCCTGCATTTGCCGGACAGGACATTGTGTATTCACGTAACGCACCAGACTACAAACAGATCGACCTTGTGCGCGACATTATCCGCGCCCATAACTGCGTGGTCGTGCCGGATCGCAATATCCCGAATAAACTCTACATCGAACCTTTGGCATCCTTCATCGGTGCGGGTGCGTCTGTGGACTGGTCGAATAAACTCGACGTATCGAAGGACGTAACCCTTGCACCGACTACCGAATACCAATCCAAGACGCTGCTGTTCACCTATAAACTCGGCAGCGATTACGCCTCACAATTCTATCAGAAGGAAGGCGGGCGCATCTATGGCGATTACAAGGTGGACGGCTACACGGTTAACCCATCGGACGCGCCGAATGATTTTGCATCGGGTGAACTGAAGGTTGAACTTGGCATTGCCTCTACGCCCTGTTATGCGATTGCCGGAACGAACATTATCATCCCCAAGTTCACGAGCGACAGTGGGCAGTTCACACTTCCAGGTGCGCGGATGCTGTTCAACTCAGGCACAGCAGATATTCAGTTGTACGATGACGTGACAGCGGACGCGGCGGTCGAAACCGCAGTGCACCTGCTGAACCATTACGATGCGTCATTCCCCGACATATCGGATGAAGATTTGAACTTTGCGCCGGAAGACCCGTTATACACCGGCCCTGCACAGGTTTACAATAACCTGTTCAACAGCTATTATCGCGGGCCTCTCAACGAGATATACGACATCTCCGCGCGGGTGATGGTCGCGTATTTTGATCTTAACCTCACAGACATCAATCAGTTTTCATTCGCCGATCAGATTTGGATACGCGATTCATACTGGCGCATCCTCGAAATCACCGCGTACAACACGGGCGTTCACGACATGACGCAGGTCACGCTCATTAAGATTGTCAATCCGGTACAGGATTGTGAGTTCAGGCCGCACACCATCAGCGTTGGCGGCGTGGTGACGTTCATAAATGCAGACGATGAAACGTCATCGGGTAACGAATCATGCTGCTCCCGTTACGGCTACACATGGCAGGCAGATCGCTGTTATGCTTTCCTTCCGGGGGCAGCGCCAAACTCAAACTCAGAACAAGGCACAACAGGCATCGGGTCGTCCGGCAATTCTCCTGTGCCTTCCCTTCCCGGTAACTTCATCCTCGCATCCGGTAGCGACATTAACCCATCGGTCACGCAATCCGCTATCCTCGGTGGTGGTCACTACATCGAAGAGGGTAATGGTAACATGGTACTCGTGGGCGATGAATTGCGCGTCATTGGCGCACAGGGCGCGGCAGCACTATTCGGAAAGAATGCAATCGTTCGATTCCCCGGATTGCACCTCGGCGGCGGGTGGACGGACAACGACCGCGCGGGCTATCAAGGCAGGGCGCAATGGGGTGTGATCCTCTTATCCGGTGCGGGTGAGTTTACCAATAACGCTACTCAGTTGCCCGTTTACATTGACGGTATCACAGGCAAGCATATCGAGTTATTCAATAACACCACATGGGCGTGTACCGCTCAGGTCGCTATTCAGCAATTCGCAGGCGGCACGGTGACAGGTAGCGAATATGGGTTATTCACATTCCGCATTGCGAAGTGGGGAGGCGTTGCCCGCATCGGTACAGTTCACCGCGTTCAAAGTCAAGGCTCGCTCGGCACACCGGATATTGTCATTGACGCATCCACCGACACTGATGAACAGCGATTGCTCGTCAGTCTTAGCGGGTCAGGACACCCAAAGGCCAACTGCTTCATTACAATTTCCGTTCAATACACACAAGTCGCAACCGATGAATACGTATCATGAGCAATCCGTAATTGACGTTTTGGAGGGCGTGAAGTCAGGCATCACACCGGACAGCAAGCGTTACAAGCGCATGGCTGAAGGTTCATACCTGAAACCCCGTGACGTGAAGATTTACCGCGCGTGTGTGTGGATTGTCCGCATTGGCCTCATCGCATTACTGACCTACATTCTTTTCTGACATGGCAACATCACTGAAACTCACCCTGAACATTGACGCATCCGGCGCGATTAGCAACATGGATGAGGTGCAACGCGCACTAAATGACGTTGCCGCAGGACTGAAGGACGCGCAGAACGCAGGGGCGCAGTCGTTTGAAAAGCAGGGCGAGGAAGCGAAGAAAACCACGCGCACACTCAAAGACATTCGCACTGAACTGAAGGGCGTGCTTCAGGAACTTGGCGGGCTTGACGCGGGCAGTGATGAGTTCGTGGCATTGTCGCAGCGGGCCGGTAAGTTGAAGGACGAAATCAAAGACGTGAGCGAGGCGGTGAATGCCAACGCTGGCCCTGCATTTGAAAGCGCGGCCAACAGCGCGGGACGTTTGACAGGACAACTTCAGTCGCTTGACTTTGAGGGCGCATCGCAAAGCGCGAAGCAACTCGCGGCCAATGTGAAGAACATCAACTTTGGTGAACTTCAGAATGGTATTAAGCAATTCGCAGGATCAATCGCGAGTCTCGGTAAATCGCTACTCACCAACCCCATCTTCCTACTCGCTGCTGCCATCGGTGCAATTGTCGTTGCTACATTGGAGTGGCGCGATGCTTCATTGCAGGTGGATAGCGTACTCGCCGCCAATCTCGACACGCAAAACAAGATTGTGGAGGCGCGACTTGCGGAAGTCAACCGCCTGACCACCACGACCGAGCAACTGAAGGAGCAGGGATTGTCGCAGCGAGAGATATTGAACCTTCAGAAACAAGCGACTGAGGAGGCGATCACCGCCCTGGAAGTTCAGATTGCCACGCAAGAGACGATCCAAAAACAGCAGGTCGAATCCGCAAAGCGCAACAAGGACATCCTCACCGGTATCATTCAGTTCATCACCGCACCGCTTCAGCTTATCCTTTCGACGATTGACAAGATCGCGGCATTCGCCGGACAAGAGTTGAATCTTCAGGATCAGTTAAACGACCTCACATCGTCCCTGCTTTTCGATCCTGAGGAAGTAGAAGCGGAAGGGCAGGCAGCGATTGATGCGCAAAAGAAGACGTTGGAGGGGCTAAAGGAGAACCGCTCGCGCTACAATAACCAAATCCGTGACCTCGATAAACAGGCCCGTGACAAACGCGCACAGGATGAACTCGCGGAAGACAAGCGCATCCTCGATGAACGTCAGGCGGCGCGTGAGGCATTCGCGAAGAAGGTCGCCGAACTTGAAGGGCAGATACAGCAGAAGGGGATTGAGACGGCACAGGCGGGATTGCAGGTCGTCCGGCAGACTGAATTTGAAAAGGCCAACATTGAACTTCAGGCCGCGAAAGAAAAGGAAGCAATCGACGCGCAACTCCGCAACCAACAGATTGCACTTGCCACGGACGCACTTAGTGCAATTTCTACACTAACTGAAGCATTCGCCGGGCGCAATGAAGAATCCGCTCGCCGTGCGTTCCAAGTCAACAAGGCTGCTGCTATTGCACAGGCACTCATTAGCACCTATCAAGGTGTCAACGCTCAGTTGGCCGTGCCTCAGGATGCGCTCACAGGCGCAAACTTCGTGAAGGCCGGAATCGTCCTCGCTACCGGAATTGCAAACGTGGTCAAAATTGCCCGCACAAAGTTTCAAGGTGGAGGAGGAGGCGGTGGTGGTGCGCGTCCATCAGTAAGTGGTGGAGGTGGCGGCGGCGGGTCAGTAGGTGGCGCACCCAACACCGGCTTTGCGACCTTCGGCGTTCAGGACATCAACAATCGCCCGAACCAAGCGCCCCGCGCCTACGTCCTCGCATCCGATGTGACCACGCAGACGGAAGCGGCGGAGAAGATAAACGACCGTGCGAAACTTTGATTATATTTGCTCAAACCATACATCACATGGACGAAAGAACAATTTTATTTGTATGCAAGATGTGCGTGTTAGTGCCTGCCTGCATTACTCTTTTTTACTTAGCCTGTAAACAGACTAAGATTATGAGGGCAACAGAAAGAGAAGAAAGAAAAAAACCATGAACCAACCGCGCAAAGTAATCACATTCGACATTGACGAACATGGACTGCTCGGCGTTCACGCTATCAGTGTCGTTGAACGTCCGGCGATGGAAGAAATGTTTGTCGCCCTCAGTGACGTGAAGATGTCTGCTGTCGATAAAGAACGCCGGATGATTTACGGAGCGATCCTCGTGCCGGATAAGGAAATCCTGCGCATCGACCCGAAGACGAATGAGGAATACTTTGTCAAGTTCCCAAAGGATGTCGTGATGAAGGTCGCGCACGGGTATTTGACAAAGAACCAACACCACAACGCCACCTACGAACACGCTGTCGAAGTGGACGGCATGACGCTCGTGGAGTCGTGGCTGAAGGAAGGATCAGCGGATAAGTCCGTTCAACTTGGTTTAAATCCCGACCTGCCCGAATTCACATGGTTCGGCGGTATGTACGTCATCAACGATGAGGTGTGGGAGAAGGTCAAGGCCGGTGAAGTTAAAGGCTTCAGCATCGAGGGAAGGTTCGCGGAATTGTCTGAACAGATGATGTCGGTAAACGCGATGCTGTCTGAAATTGAGCAAATCGTAAAATCACATACATCATGAAGATCGAAATGTTTGAAACCGAAGACGGTCAGTATGCGTGGCGCATCGTCGCGCGTAATGGTCAAGCACTGGCGCACTCGGAGTGCTATACGAAATTGAAGAACTGCCGCCGGACAGCAAATCGCGTGGCGGCGAAGATGTCTGTACCTGTTGTTCAGGTATAGGTTCATTGGTTATTGGTTTGGGGAGGGGCGGCTTCGGTCGCCCTTTTCTTTTGGAAAAAAAAATGTGGCTGTCCCCGCTACTTTATGAACGCCGCCACCGCGCATCCTCATAACCCTCGGCGGGGTAGGTTGATATGGCAAACATAAAACAAAATCCCCGCACGTTTGCAGGGACTTTGCCTAAACCTTAACTAAACTACATATCCCGAACGGGACATACTTAACTCTTCACTGAGCGAAGATACTCCCTCTCCCGCTCACTCATAAACCAAATCGCTGTTTCTTCATCGCACTTGCGGCACTTGTTCTCCAATATCGAGAACGGCCAAATGTTCTTATCATGTTTGAAATCGGTGATGTGAATACGCCCATTGTCGAGTGCCACCGGCGTAACGCCAACGCTCACCAGATTCATTTCCGACCAGTGATCCAATCCCGAATTAGCGAGCGTATTCCAAAGGGTGCGCGGCGTGTCGTCATGCATCTTCGCGAAGTAATACCCGCACAGATATTCAGCGACCTCACGAGGCACACGAGCGCGTTCACCCTGCGTCCAATATTCATAGGTGCGGGTGTATTCAATGACAACGGATTGTCGGACAAGTTCAATCGCCCTGGCACTTATGATCCTGCCCGCGCCGATCAGCTTGTTACACAAATATGGCTGCGTGTGCGTCATGGCTACCCCTGAGGTCATATCATATAACGCATGGGATTTGAAACCGGCATAGTCAATGCCGCGCGATGCAGCATCGAGAAGCATTTGCAAACCGTCATTTGAAATCGAATCATCGTCGCCCATGATTATGACGTGGGAGTGGCCGCGCTTCAGGGCGTAGTCCATCGCAGTTTCAAACTTCAGGCCCGCGAGGTTCTGAGGACACATGACGTAATCAATGCCCTGACGTGCGCACAAATCCTCATCCTCATCACACGACACGGCGGCGAGGTATTCAAGTTTCGGAAACGCGCCGCGAAGCCTGTTAATCGTATTGAAGATGATCTGCGACTGAATAGGGCGATTGTTCATCGCGAAGATTATGGCAGGGGTCATGTTAGTTCGTTTCGTGAATCTCTCTGTATTTGGTTTGATATGCGAATGTTTCGGATAGGAGTTTCGCCTATCCGCGAGTTAGCAGTAAGCTTAAAAAGACTTAGTGCCATCATTTAGACTTTTGACTGCCAGTCGTTTTCTTTCTGCATCTAACCAATCCTTAGGCGACATACCACTATTGGCAAACTCTTTTGAATTAAGCATATCTAACGCTATTTCGACAGCGTGTAACTGATATTGTTTATCAGCTATCAAACCATCTAAATATTCATAGTAAGCCATTTGTGCTTCATACTCTGCTTGTGCTTGTCCTGCACATCCCATTTCGTAATTGTGTTGTTCTTGTGTCATTTGTATATTTGTTTTTAAGTTAATAATTCGTGCTAAAACCTACTGCTAACAGCACATACACAAAAGGCGGGGTTTTGTGTTCCAAAGACAGATTTGTGGTGAACGAAACTTTTGTACTTTTAATCAACATTTGTGGTGAATCTCCCGCCCTTCGGGTAGCTGCAAAACGTTAGTCAGGTATATAGCACCGTTCGCAGGTGTGGGTGTTCTCATCCTTCCAATCCGCGTACATCTTCGCTGCTTTGTCGTCGTCGGGTTCGGCGTCGAGTATCGCGTCCTCTTGGTTGAGGATTTCGGCGCTGTCGCAAAACACACAAAGGCGAGGCTCGTCTTGATTCCACGGCGCGGAGGGGTCTAATTCCGCTCCGGCGGGTAGTCGTGGGTCGGTCATGGCTTACCTCCTTCACCCTTAACGACGAGCATGAGGTCGCGGTCGTCTATTCGTGCGTCTAAAAACGCTCCATGTTCATACCATTGTTTCAGGCTTAAATTAAAAACGCCTGAAAATCGCTCACCAAATTTTACGGATTCAAACTCCGTCAACTGCTTAACCTCCCTCCCATCGCGCGTCTGCACCCTGACGAAATCCCCACTGCGCCACCGTTCAGCGTCGAAGGGGATGATGCGTTCTACATCGTCAGCCCACTCCCCTTTCAGCCTTGAAACGAACTCGTCGAAGGGAAGCCAAAGGCAACCAGCATCCTCTAATTTTGTCCGATTTGTTTCGTATAAATACGGACCATCATCATCCATGTTCCAAGCAAGGTTTTTGTACGTCTGACGATAAAATTCAACGTCTTTAGAAACGTCATAAAGTTCCCGCCCATATTCATCCGCAACCCGAATGATCTCCGCGCGTTGCTCAGGCGTACACTCAACGTAAGTGTCGCGGTCGTCAGCAAACTGAACGGGTTTGATTTCTTTCTGAGGCTCATGCACGACGACAATCGCCTGTCCGTGCGTTTCAATCGTGGCGATCAGTCTGTCGCCGTCTTTGATTTCGTGTTTCATTGATGTAGTATGTGTTGGTTTACGGGGTCAAATATATGCAAATTTCTGCACGTTCGATAGAAAAAAGCAAAATTTTCGTTATAGGCGTAGAAACGCTACAATCATGAAGATCGCAGAACAAATCAAGGGCATTCTCGCCAAATACAACATCAAGGGCATTAAGCTCTCTGAGGATGAACAGAATGTCGAAATGATGGCCAAAGGTACTACCGCAGAGGGAGTCGAGGTAATGTCACCGGATGCGGAGTTCGCAGTCGGTTCGGAAGTGTTTATCACTGACACTGACGGCAACCCACAACCCGCACCCGATGGTGAACATATCATCGACGGTGTAAGCAAGATCATTGTCGAGGGCGGGAAGATCACAGTCATCGAACCCTACGAGGTTGAATCCTCTGAGAATTTCGCGGATGTCGTTGAGCAACTCGCCAAGCAGAATGCAGAACTCTCTGAGCGTGTCGCTGCGCTTGAAGCGAAGAATGTGGATTCTGAAACTAAACTCAGCGCAGCAAACACCAAACTCACTGAATCAACCACCAAGTTGAGCGAGGCGAAGGCCAAAATCGCAGAACTCGAAAAGATGCCCGCTGCGAAGTCGGTAAAGGACGTGAAGTTCAAGACCGAAACAAAAGCGCAAACACCAAGAGACGCATCACCCGCTGAGAAAATCGCAGCACTGATGGCCTCACGCAACTAATCAATCACACACACAAACACCGCAATAAGAAATGCCAACCTCAGTCAGTCTTACTACGACATACGCAGGTGCAGTCGCTGGCGAATACTTGTCAGCAGCCTTCCTGAGTAATGAATCCTTGCAGCACATCACTGTAAAGACGCAAGTTCCCAACAAACTCAAAATCCGCCGCATTCAGGATGACGGTACGACCTTCACCGAACCCGCGTGTACATTCACGCCGGGCGGTACGGTGACATTCGACGAGCGCACACTGCAACTCGTCGACCTGTCCTATCCACGCGAACTGTGCAAGATCACATTCCTTCCGGATTGGGAGGCACTGGCTGCGCAGAACGGAAACATCAACAGCGTGTCTGAAGCACTCGTGATGACCATGATGGGGAAGATCGCACAGATCAATGAAACGATGTTGTGGACAGGCACGGCGAGCGCCAGTTCATACGCAGGCCTCATCACGCAGATCGACGCTGACAATACCGTCAACTTCGTATCCTCTCCATTGGCCATCGTCAACGGATCGACTGCGACCACCAACGCAAACATTCTCGTTGCGCTTCGCAACCTGATCGACGAGTGTCCGTTGGCTATCAAGTCAGCAGCCGAAGCACCAATCATCTACATGAGTTACAACTGCTGGGAGGCTTACCTCACTGCGCAGATCGCAGCCGGAAACGGATGGTATGCAACAGCCGGTCCTGAAGTTCCAAAGCTCTACATGGGCCGATTCCAAATCGCTGTATGCCCCGGTATGCCTGCCAACACGATGATCATGGCGCAGAAGTCCAACCTGTGGTTCGGTACAAACGAACTCAGCGATTGGAACAATATCCAAGTCATCGACATGGAGCCTGTGAACCTCGACAAAACCGTGCGTTTCAACGCGACATTCTTCGCAGGAACAAACTACGGATTCGGAAACGAGATCGCAGCTTACGGTCCTGGATTGTCATAAACATTAAGCGGGGAGGGTAACACCTCCCTGCTTTCAATACCATTTCAAAAATGAGTTGCTTACTCACACAAGGATTTCTCGACGATTGCAAGGAAGCACTCGGCGGCATCAAGGAAATTTTCGTTGGTAACTGGGGCGATTTCGAGGCGGGCATCACCTTCGATAACGGCACAGGCGAAATCGACGGACTGCCAACCGCAACCATCTACCGCTACAAACTCGCGCGTTCTTCTTCCTCATGGCAGGAGGTCGCGACCATCAACGAAACCAACCGCACAAGATTCTACGCGCAGACGGTGACTGCCGTTCTTGGCCGTATGTCTGCCGCCAAACGGAAGGAATTGATGAACGCCTCAGCGGCTAACCCGATTGTATTCGTGCGTGACAGCATGGACAATATCTGGTGCGTTGGTCGCCTTGAAGGTACTACGTTCAACACCACTGCGCAGTCAGGTACTGCGAAAGGGGATTTGAACGGGTATAACATCGAGATTGTGGCTGAAGAAAGATTTGCAGCAGAACGCCTTGAATCGTTCACCACCACGCCGTTTGACAACTTCGCGGGCATTACCGTCTCTCCGGGTTACAATTCGTAATTACGGAGCATTGATGTATGGGAGCGGCAGGGGTGATAGCCTGCCGCTTTTTTTGTAACTTTCGCACATGATTTACCTGAATACAAACCAAGCCGGTCAAACACTCTACCTGACGCTTCAGGAGATGCGCCCGCACCTGCCTGTATTCACGCATTATCTGTTCGTGCTCACATACGATGAACACGGCGCAGGAGCGGATAACACCGCCTGTATCGCCTTGGTGGACTATGAGAATTATCGGATAACCAAGTTGGACGTTGATACCACAGGTGCGCTGCTTGAAGGTCAATATCAATACCGCGTGTATGGTCAGAACTCATCATCGAACCTCGACCCAAATAACGCTGCGGTCGTCGGACTTGTTGAACAGGGCAAGGCACGATTGAGCGCAGCCATCAACTACTACACCGCGCCAAACATTACCATCCCAACCAATGTCAATTACCAAGGATAAATTATACAGTGTTAAACTCGCGGATTACACGCCGGTTGCGCCATCCGAAAAGGAAGAACGCGGCGGGTGGGTGAAGTGGGGCGATGACAACCTGTTCCCCAATTACCTGCTCGACATGGCGCGGTCGTCACCCGTTCACGGTGCGCTGTGTACTTCCATATCGCAGATGATCGCCGGTGACGGCGTGACAGGAATTAGCACCATTGACGCCACGCGATGGAAGCTGAACAAGGTCGTGGACGCTGTGTCGCGTGACCTGAAGGTGCAGGGCGCGTTTTATTTGGAAGTCATTTGGTCAGTGAGTGGTGAACAGGTCGCAACAATTAACCACCTTCCCGCCGAATGCTGCCGGATTGCGAAGGCAAATGACGACGACAAGATTACCGGCATTTATTACTCGCGCGACTGGCGCAATGAGCGCAAGAACAAACCCGTGTTCATCCCGATATTCAATAAGAACGATCAGGAGAACAAACGGCAGGTGTATATCGCGCAGCTCACCAACCCTGGAAGTGAATACTATTCGCTTCCGGATTATTGGCCGTCGATCAACTACGTTGAACTCGCGCGTCAGATAGGTGTGTACCACGTCAATAACATTCTCAACGGCCTGTTTCCGGCATTCATGGTGAACTTCCTTAACGGAGTACCCGACCCCGACGACAAGGCCGCAATCATCCGCGAATGGAATACCCACGCTGCCGGTGCGCGTAACGCAGGTAAGGCATTCTTCACATTCGCCGACCCCGGCACGACACCGCCGCAGATCACCACCTTCCCGATTTCAGACGCCGATAAGCAATATGAGTTTCTCGCTGAGGAATCCACGAAGCAGGTGATGATAGGTCACCGCGTCACGTCCTCGCTTCTTTTTGGTGTGCGCGATACGGGCGGGGGATTGGGCAGCAATACCGACGAGATGCGTCAGGCACTCGCTATCTTCAATGCGTATGTGATTAAGCCCATGCAGGCTATCATCACCGAGGCGCTGAGTGATA